GAGACCGACGGCGATCTGGCCCGGCACCTTGCCGACAACGCCCCCGCGGGAACAGTGGAAATCCTGGAGGCCGACCCCGAGCCGGATCCGGCCCCGCCCGCGCCGGACCCGGAGCCCGAAACTCCCGTGGACGGCGACGAGCCGCCGGTCGACGGCACCATCGACGACCTCATGGCGTGGGTCGGTGACGACAAGGAGCGGGCCGCCGAGGCGCTCGCCGCAGAGCAGGCCAAGGACAAGCCCCGCTCGACTGTCGTGAAGCGGCTGACGGCCCTGGTCGACTCCGAGGAGTAGAGGGGGTCCGCAGTGTCCCCGACTCCCCTCGCAACGCAGGCCGACCTCGAGGCGGCACTGCAGCGGACGCTCGATCCGGCGCAGGCCGCCATGGCGCTGCGCCGGGCATCGGCCCGGGTGCGGAAGTACTGCCGGCAGGAGTTCACGTTCGTCGAGAACGACACGGCCGTCCTGCCGGGCGGCGGGCGGGTGCTGCGGCTGCCGCAGCGTCCGCTGGTCGTCGACGACGCGCATCCGCTGACGGTGGTGGAGCTGTTCGGTGTCGCCAATAGCGAGTACGAGGCCGTGGAGGGCCGGGACTTCACGCGGATCGGCTCGGAGCTGACCCGCGGTGAGGCCTGGTGGGCGCCGACCCGGTTGATGGGCTGGCCGTTCATGCGCCCGATGGGCGTCTGGGCGCCGCGGGTGCGCGTCACCTGCTCGCACGGCTACGCCGACGAGTTCCCGGACGACGTCGTCGACGTCGTGCTGGACCTGGCTTCGATAGGCATGACCAACCCGCAGGGTCTGCGCTCGGAGTCGATCGACGACTACTCGCGGACCTTCGCGGCGGAGACGATCGGCGGCCCGCAGCTCACGGCCGAGCACAAGGCGTCGCTTCGCCCGTACCGGGTGGGCGCGTTCTCTGTAGACCCGGTGACGTGATGGCGGACATCGACATCGCGCCGCTCCTCGCGGCGGGCCGTGCCGCCCACGATCAACTGCTGGTGGACACCTGCACCATCAGCAGGCCGGGCACGCCGACACTGAACCGCGCCACCAGCGCCCTCACCCCGGGTGCGGCGACTGTTCTGTACTCGGGCCCGTGCCGGCTCAAGCCGCAGCGGGTGCCGCGTGACGAGGATGCGGGGGAGCGGCTCACGGTGGTGGCCCGCTATGAACTGGCCCTGCCGTTCGGGTCGCTGGCCACGGACGACCTGCACGTGGGTGACGCGGTCGTCATCACGGCGTCCGGTGACACCCGGCTTGTCGGCCAGCCGTTTTCGGTGATGGCCGTCGACTTCAGTTCCACCGCGACGGCCTGGCGGATCAGCGTCATCGGCATCACCTGACGGGAGGCCGCCCTGTGACGACTCCCGCCGTCCTGCCGCACGTTGACGCAGTCAGCGCCGCCCTGACCACGGCCGGTCTGACCGCCTACCTGGGTGGCGCGCCGCCGGGGGTTTCCCCGACGGCAGCCGACCCCTATGTGGTGCTGTACCCGGAGCCGGGACGCGCCGAGGTGGCGTCTCTCGCCGACAACCGCACCAACTTCTCGGCCGTCGTGCAGCTCACCTGTGTGGGCCTGACGGCGGAGCAGGCCATGTCGGTGTCCGACCGGGCCGCAGCCGCCCTGTCCGCCGTTCTGACGGTCACCGGGCGCACGTCCTGGAAGCCGGAGCCCCTCGACGGGCAGCCGGTGCAGCGGGATGACGACGTCACCCCGCCCTGTTTCTACGCCCCCAGCCGGTACCGGCTGCGATCCATCCCTGCCTGATCGGAGATCTCCATGGCAACCCTGACCACCCAGGTCATCAGTCTGGCCGGGCTGGCCCCGACCTACAGCGCCGCCGCCGCATCCACGAAGATCGTGTGTGGCGAGCGGACGTTCCTGCACGTCAAGAACACGGCCGGTTCCTCGATGACGGTGACCCTGTCGTCGACGGCGAAGGTCCGCGGCCAGGCCGCCGCCGACGTCGTCGTGACGGTCCCGGCCACCACGGGCGACCAGATGATCGGCCCCATCACCCAGGATCTGTTCGCAGGCGTGAGCGACGGCCTGGCCTCGGTCGCGTATTCGTCGACCACCTCGGTCACTGTCGCTGCCGTCCGCATCTGACCCTCGTCTTCGACTCGTTCGCCCCGCTGACCGGGGCTTTTTTCATGCCCTGAGGAGGGTGCAATGAGTGACCTGATCAGCGATGGCAACACGAAGGTGTCGTGGGTCGGCTCCATCGCCAACATCAACGCCCCGACGACGACCGAGCTGAATGGCGGCTCTGACTGGACGACCCGTGTCACCCCGGACGGGTTGAAGACGGACCCGTCCACGGCGGACGTCGACACGTCGTCGCTGGCGAGCACGTTCGGCACCAACCAGCCCGGCCGCCGCTCCTACTCGGTGGAGCTGACGTTCAAGCGCGGCTCGACCACGATCGAGGACCAGCCGTACACGACGCTCGTCTACAACGCGTCCGGCTACCTGGTGGTTCGCCGTGGAACCGCCTACGGCACCGCCTACGCCACCGGCGACAAGGTGGAGGTCTACCCCGTGACGGCGGGCGAGGCGCAGAACATCGCGCCCGCGGCGAACGAGGTCAACAAGTTCATGAGCCCGCTCAAGGTCACCAGCGACCCGGCGACGCGGGCTGTCGTCGCCTGATGCCGGACATCAGCTCCCTGCTGGAGCAGGCGTCGCCCCGCGAGCTCACCGTGCTGGTGTGTCTCGCGGGCCACGCGGCCGGAGAACTGGAGGCGCTCGAGGAGGAGTTGGGGCAGCTCGGCGAGTGGCGGCCCATCTCGCTCGGCGAAACGAACCCGGCCTACGAACTGCAGGAGCGCGTCGAGGCGGCCCGGCAGCGGGTGCGAGAGGCCGCGGTCGGGTTCCGGTTCCGGGCGCTCGGGCACCACGCCTACAGCAACCTGCTCGCCGCCCATCCGGCCCCGGAGGGCTCCAAGGAGCCTTACGACGCCGGGACGTTCCTGCCGGCCGTCCTCGCCGCCTGCTGCGTCGTGCCGTCGCTGACGCCGGGGCAGGTGGACCGGCTGCTGGATGTGGTGAACGACGGCACCGCGCGGACGCTGTTCGCTGCCGCTCTGGCTGTGAATGAGGAGCCCAGTCCGCTCCCTTTCTCGTAGCCCGCCTGCGGGATCCCCGCCTTCCGTACCGGCGGGAGGCGGAGGCGGCGCGGGCGTGGGGTGTGCCACGCAGCATCCTCCTCGGCCGCCCCATGCCGGGGCCGGGGGAGCCGCTGTTTCTTCCTGAGGACCGCTGGTGGGCGATGGCTCTGCTGGAGGCCGAGTCGGGGCTGTGCGGGGACTGCGGACATGACCTCAAGGAGTCGACGCACGCGGACAACGAGTTCGCCTATGACGCGTCGGTCACCAAATGCCATGCCTGCCTGGCGGGCGCCCGCAGGGTGGCTGCCCACACCGAGGACGGCGGCAAGACGGAGGGCCTGAAAGTGTCCGTTTTCCGGAGGGAGGCCTGATGGGTGTTCAGGTGACCGGCCTCAACGTGGTGGTGGCCGACCTCGAGGCGTTCCCGGTGCGGCTCGCCACCAACGTGGCAAAGGCCGTGAAGATCACCAGCCAGAAAGTGCGGGACGACGCCCGCAACCGCATCAAGGGCCACAAGTACCTGCCCGCCTACCCGTATTCGATCACCTACGACGTGAAGGTCACCGGCGAAGGCATCGAGGGCGAGATCGGCCCCGACAAGGGCAAGGCGCAGGGGCCGCTCGGAAACATCGTCGAGTACGGCACCAGCAAGAACGCCCCCATTCCACACCTCGGCCCCGCGCTCGACGCGAACGCCGAAGACCTGATCGCAGGCATCGAGATCGCCGTGCGGCAGGCCATGTAGAGCAGCACTCCAAGGACAGGACAGGGAACCCGAATGCCCCCTACGAGCAGGAAGCCGCCCGCCCGGCGGGCCGCAAGGCCGACGACGACGTTCGCCGACATCCGGGCCAAGATCCAGCGGCCCCGGAGGATCGTCGAACTCATCATGAACGCGGAAGCGTCCGCGGAGACCGAGGCGCTGGAGGAGCTCCTGGAGCGGGCGCAGCGCCACGACGACGCGAACGGCACGGAGACGGCACGCGAGGTCGCCAAGCGGTTGCAGGAGGCGGAGGCGGAGGCTGAGGAGTCGCGGGTGCGCTTCGTCCTCGAAGCCGTCACCCACCGCGCCTACCAGACGCTGCGCGCGGACCATCCGCCGACGAAGGAACAGATCGAGGCGGCTGCGGCGCGCGGCGGTGAAGAGACTCCGGCGTTCGACCCGGACACGTTTGCGCCCGCCCTCGTCGCAGCCCAGCTGATCGAGCCCAAGCCGGAGACGCCGGAGGAGTTCGCGGCGTTCTGGGACGACCTGTCGGACGGGCAGCTCGGTCAGCTGTGGCTGGCCGCGATCGGGATCCAGTTCCAGTCCGGCGAACTCGGCCCGCCCTCCCAGGCCGCCGCTGACGTGCTGCGCTCTTTCGGAATGGCCACGGACTGACCCTGAGGCAGATCAACAACTGAACAGGGGGCGGCCGTGGTTGACCGTACTGTGCGCGTCCGCGTCATTGCGGAGATGCCGGGGTTCGGCACGGTCGTGCGTACCGGCACCGGGGAGCTCATCGCACTTGGTGAGGCCTCCCTTGTGGCCGGGCGCGGGATTCGCGCCCTCGGCGCGGACGGGGCGGTAGCCCGCAGCGGCCTGATGGCCATGGGTGCGGGCGCGCGCGGAGGTGCGGCGGGCGTCGGCGAGGCCGAGGCCGCGGCCCTGGCGGCGCGCCGCGGCGTGCGAGCCGTCCGCGACGAAACGGCCCTGGCCCCGAGTGCGTTCGGGCGGATGGGCGCGGCGGCCCGCTCCGGGATGGGCACGGTCCGCTCCGGCATCGACTCGGTGATCGGCCCCGTCAAGCATCTCGGGGCGCTCCTCGCGGGCGGCGCGATCATCTTCGGCATCCACGAAATCGTGCACTCGGGCAACGAGTACACGGACGCGATGAACAAGTTCCTCGAGGTCACGCGAGCCTCCGGCGGGCAGATGGCCTCCGCGGGCCGCGAGGCCCAGGCGCTCGGCGCGGACATGAAGCTGCCGTCGGCGAACGCCGCAGAGGCCGCCGAGGCCATGGTGGAGCTCGCCAAGGCGGGCCTGTCTGCGCAGGACGCCATCAGGGCCGCCCGCGGCACGATCCAACTGTCGGCCGCCGCCCGGACCGACGTCGCTACGGCGGCGAAGATCGAGGGCGACATCATGGACCAGTTCGCCCTCAAGTCGACTGAGGCGACCCATGTCGCCGACGTCCTGGCGAACACGTCCAACAGCGCCTCCGGCGAGCTGATGGACATCTACTACGCCATGAAATACGTGGGCCCGATCGCCCACACCATGGGCGTATCGATCAAGGACACGGCGACCGCTGTGGGCCTGCTCGGCAAGTCCGGCATCATCGGCGAAACCGCAGGCACCGCCCTGCGCTCCGCCCTGGTCAACATGGCGAAGCCGACCAAGCTGGCCACGAAGGGCCTGCACGAACTCGGCATCGAAGCCTTCGACAAGCAGGGCCAGTTCAAGGGCCTTCAGTACGTCATCTCCAAGCTCGGCGACGCCAGCGAGCACCTGACGACGAAACAATTCACCGCCGCGGCCGCGATGGCGTTCGGCAAGCCCGCCCTCGCAGGGATGGTCGCCCTCGCCCATCAGGGCGGCACCGCGTTCGAGCAGTTCGGCGTCCAGGTCGGACGTGTGGGCGGCGCCGCGGCGCTGGCGGCGGCGGAGTCGAAGGGACTGGGCGGCGCGATGCGCGGCCTCGGCAAGCAAATCCAGTCGGCGTTCCTCCAGGTGTACCTGGGCATCGCGCCCGGCCTGGAGAGGATCACGCGCGGCATGACGTCGTCCGTGTCGAAGGCGATCCCGTACATCAAGTCGGGAATCCGCATCGCCGGAGACCTGTGGGACATCTACGGACCGGCCGTCGAGGCGAAACTCCACTCGGCGACCGGAGGAATCAAGCGGGCCGCACACGACCTGGCGGAGCCGCTGAAGACGGCCATCACCGCGACCGCGGTCGCCGCGGTGCCGCTGGCCATCACCTCCGCGCAGGCGCTCGGGAAGGCGTTCGGCAATGCCGGCGCTGCTGCCGCACCGCTCCTCGGCGGGTTGCACGATATGTTCGCATCCGTCTCTTCGGGGGCGGGCGCCGTCGGCGTGCTCGCAGGGCGTCTCCAGGTAGGGGTCGGCCTACTCGGCGACATGACGGGCATCCTCCGCCCGGTCGGCGAACTGGTTGGCGGGATTGCTCACGCGTTCGGAGCCCTGCCCGGCCCCATCCAGCTTTCAGTGCTGGCCATGCTGGCGATGCGTCCGTTCCGGTCACAGATCACCGGCATGCAGCAGGCCGTCACCCGCTTCGGGCGCTCCGGCATCACCGCCTTCCGCGGCATCGGAGACGCCTCCCTGTACCAGCGGGTCCAGGCAGCCCACGCGGGCGTCACCCTGGGCCGGTTCGGCGGCACCATGGCTGAGCTGGAACGACGCTCTCCGACGATCGCCGCCATGGGCAACGCCTTCCGCACCACGAGCGGCAGCATTCAGACGGCGGGCGGCCGACTGGTCGGATTCCGGTCGGCGGCCGGCGGCGCGATGGCTGCTCTCGGCACGGGAGCCGGGCGCGGACTGCTCGGTGCGGCGAAGGGCCTGTACGGATTCCTGGGCGGCCCGTGGGGTGTCGCCATCGGCGCCGCCATGATCGGCCTCGACCTGCTGGCGAAGCGCCAGGAAGAAGCAGCCCGCGCAGCAGCCGACCACCAGGCCCGCGTCTCCAGCCTGGCCCAGGCCCTGACCCAGTCCAGCGGTGCGATCGACGGCAACGTGCGGGCATCGGTCGTGCAGACTCTCGCGGACGCCAAGCTGAAGGACGGCAAGACGCAGCTGCTCGACGTGACCCGCAGGGCCGGGCTGTCGGCGACACAGGTGACCGACGCCTACCTCGGCCAGGGCTCCAGCGTGGAGGGGTTGCGCAAGAAGCTCCTCACCATGGCCGAGGCGAACACGCAGGTCATCGCGGCCGGGCGCACCGCGGGCAAGGTGTATTCGCCACAGGGGCAGATCTACAAGAACGCGGCCGATGCTCTCGGCTCGCTCTCGGGTGAACTGCCTGACGCGATCAGGCGGCAGAAGGACCTCGCCGCCGCAGCGAAGGGCACGGGCTCTGCCGCACTGGACGCGACGAACCCCACGGGGCGGCTGCAGGACGCCATCCATACCCTGGGCGACTCGGCGTCGGATGCGGACACCAAGGCCCGGGCGCTGCACACGGCGCTCGATCTGCTGTCCGGCGGCGAACTGGACGTGCAGGCGGCCGTCGCCAACATGAACCAGTCTCTCCTCGAGCTCAACGGCTCATACAAGGACGGAGTCGACCACGCCAAGGGGTACGGCAAGGCCCTGCTGCAGGTCGACGGCTCGCTGAACACAACCAGCGAGAACGGGCAGGGCCTGTGGAACAAGCTGCAGGCCCTCAACGAGCAGACCGCGAGCGCCTCCCAGGCCACCTACGACTATGCGCGGGCCAACGGCACCGCCGTGGTGCCCGCTCTGCGGCAGGCCGAGACCAGCATGCAGAGGTCGTGGGAGGCCGCGGTCACGGCCGGGAAGAAGTTCGGCCTGACCGGGGATCAGGCGAAGGAGCTGGCCAACCAGATGGGATTCATCCCGTCGTCGCTGGCCATCACCATGTCCACGCCCGGACTGTCGGACTCCCAGAAGCAGTTGCTGTATGTGCAGGGCCTGGCCGGGCACATGCCGAAGGGCAGCGTGATCAGGGTTTCGGCGCTGACCGCCGAGGCGAAGAAGGCCATCGAGTCGGTCGGCTTCAAGGTGAAGACCTTGCCGGGCGGACGCCAGATGGAGATCACCGCCCCGACGGACAAGGCTGCCGCAGCCCTCGATGCACTGATCGCGAAGAAGCTGCCGGGCAAGAAGGTCAGCGTCAGTGCCGCGGTCGCCAAGGCGCTCTCAGATCTGGCGGCCGTGCAGCGCAAGGTGTCCTCCACCAAGGGCAAGACCGTCACGGTGAGCGCCCTGACCAAGACGGCGGAGGGCGCCCTGTCGGCGCTCGGCTTCCACATCGACCGCACCCACGGCAAGAAGATCGTCATCACCCTGCCGGCGGGCGGCCCGATCTCAGCCGCGCAGTCCATTCAGGGCGCCATCAACAACCTGCACGGCAAGACCATCGGCATCGGCGTCTACAGGACCACCTACCTCAACACGGTCCACACCGGGGCGGTCGACGGTAAGAGCCACCCGGGCGTCACGCCCAACGCCAGCGGAAACATCCTCTCCTTCTATGCCGACGGCGGCATGCGCGAGAACCACATCGCACAGATCGCCCGCAAGGGCTCCTGGCGGGTATGGGCGGAGGACGAGGCAGGAGACGAGGCCTACATCCCCCTCAACCCCACCAAGCGGCCCCGCTCCCGGCAGATCGCCGCCGAGACGGTGCGCCGCCTGGGCGGAGCCGTGTCCTGGTTCGCGGGCGGCGGCATCCCCGGCTTCACCTACACCCCGACCGGGAAGGCCGTCCTCGGCGGTCCATCGGACGCGAAGCAGCGCTACGACAAGGAGGTCGAAGACCTCAGGAAGGCGTGGGACGACCTCAATGCGGCGCTGAAGGACGCGAAGAAGAAGGCTGGCGACCTCGCGGCCGCCGAGAAGCACCTCACCAGCGTCCGCAAGCACCACCACACGGCTGCCCAGCTGCGGGCCGCGAACGAACGGGTCGACAAGGCGAAGAAGGCAAAGAAGTCCGCCGACGCCAAGGTTACGAAGGAGCGCGGCGACGTCTACGCCGCCGACAAGGCCCTCGGGGTGAAGAGGGGCGCTCACGCGCCCAAGGGCTTCGACCTGAAGGCTTATGAGACCCAGCTCAACAAGAGCGTCGCGGCGACGGAGAAGTGGCGCGGCAACCTCAGCAGGATCGGCTCCAGGGGCGGCAAGGAGCTGCAGTCCATGCTTGAGGGCATGGGGGAGGAGGGCTACGCCCTCGTCAACTCCCTCGCCGGGGCGTCCGACAAGCAGTTCAAGAGCATCGTGTCCAAGCTCCAGAAGACCGGCGAGTTGGCCAAGGCGACCCTCGCCGACTTCAACAAGCAGCTCGGCGCCTCCACCAAGGAGAACCAGCAGTTCGCTGCCGACCTGCAAAAGCTGGCGGCGGAAGGGTTCGGCGACCTGGCGCAGACCCTTGCCGCACAGGGCGACTCCAACGCGATGACCGTCGCCCATCAGGCAGCCACCGGCAGTAAATGGGACGCCGCCCAGGCCAACACCAACGTGAGCAAGGCGCAGAACACGCTCACCGGCGACGATCTCGCGAACAGCCTGACGCTGCTGTCCGTGCTGCGTGGCGGCACGGGCCGCGGCTACGCCGACCTGATTGCGGCCGGGCTGGACACGGCAACGATCAAGGCCCTTGTGCCGAAGATGACCAAGCAGATCGCCGGCCTGCCCGCCGCGAACAAGTCCACGTTCGTGCGGCAGTGGGTGCAGCAGGGTGGGAAGGCAATGGCGCTCGGCGACATCCTCACCAGGCCCACCGCGGTGCTGGCAGGCGAGGCAGGGGTGCCCGAGGCGTTCATTCCGCTCGCCAACACCGCCCGCAGCCGGGCGCTGCTCACTACGGCGGCGGCAGCCCTCGGCTATCACCTGATCCCGGCCAGCAGGTACGCGCCGAGCGGGTCGTCGATGGCGGCGCTCGCCCGCGAGGTCACCAAACAGATCACCGTCAACCTCTACGGCGCCAAACAGTCGGCGGCCGAGCAGGCGCACGACATCGCCCGCGTCATTTCGTTCGTCGGCTGAGAGGGGGATGCGGTGCCGTTCACCCCAGGTGCAGATCTCGGCGGCCTCCGCGTCGACCTCGGCTCCCTCCCGCTGGGCGCCGTCGATTCAGCGGGCGTCGCCTGGGCGTTGTCGTCCCTCGAAGGGTGGGACGGCGCGGACGTGCGGGCCGAATTCAACGAGCGGGAGGGGGATCACGGGGCCTGGGCCAGCCCCGTCTACCTCGGCGCCCGGCCCATCACGCTGGCCGGAACAGTAACCGCACCGGACCGGACATCTCTCGAGGATGCATTGGAGCGCGTTCGCTCCGCCGCCGCCCTCACCGATACGACGCTCGTGGTGTACGAACTGACGACGGCGAAACAAGCGACCGTGCGCCGCTCCGGGAAGCCGCTGTTCGCCTATGTCACCGACCGGATCGCCACCTACAGCGTGATGGTGACGGCCGCAGACCCACGCCGCTACAGCACCACCCTCTCGTCAGGGACGACCGGCCTGCCGTCCACCACGGGCGGCCTCGCCTTCCCGGTCACCTTCCCCATCACCTTCTCGGCGACCACGGTCTCCGGGCAGATCAACGCCGTCAACTCCGGCTCCATGGACACAAGGCCGGTCCTGACGATCGCCGGCCCGGTCGTTGCCCCGGTCGTCTCCGGGCTCTACGCGGACGGCAGCGTCCGCCAGCTCATCTACTCGCAGGATCTCGCCAGCGGCGATGCCCTCGTCATCGACACCGACGCCCACACCGTGATCCTCAACGGGTCCGTGAGCAGACGCCGCTTCCTGACGGTGCCGTCAGGCTGGCCCACCATCCCGGCGGGCACCTCCGTCAACTACCAGTTCCAGTCCGGCACCTACAACGCGAGCGCGATGCTGACCGCCACCTGGCGTTCGGCCTGGATGTGAGGAGGCGTTCATGCCGGTAGACGTCTGGGCGATCGACTCGCTCACCTTCTCGGGCCTGGAGGCCCGCAACGTCGAAGCCATGCAGGTCATGACCGACGGGACCGCACTCGGTTCCCGGTCCGGCGTCCGCCCGGGCGACCCGGGCCTTACGGTCACCCTCGCGGGCACCACCATCAACTGCTCGGCAGGCGTCGCCGCTATCGGCTACGCCGGGCAGGGCGTCTACCGAGTGGCGTTCCCGTCCTCGGTGTCGCCGGGCACGTACACGGCGGCCCACGCCACCCTCAACCGCATCGACCTTGTCTACCTGCGCGTGTGGGACAACTCCGTCGACGCGTCCGGCCTGAACAAGGGCGACATCGTCTACCTGGCGGGCACCCCCTCCGCGTCGCCTGTCGCACCCACCCCGGCGGGCACCCAGATCTATATGCCGCTCGCCACGATCTCCGTGCTGTCGGTGTCGAACGGCAGCACCGCGTCCGTGTCGACTGCGGTCCGGCCCAACACCGTCGCACCGGGCGGCATCCTCCCCTCATCGTCGGCCCCGTCGAGCCCGTACACGGGCCAGTTCTACGACAACGGCACCGATCTGCTGCGCTGGAACGGCAGCTCCTGGGACACCTACTTCAAGGTGCCGGGCGCTTGGACGTCCTACACGCCGACGTGGACGGCGGCCGGCAGCAACCCGTCGCTCGGCAACGGCACTCTCACCGGCCGCTACCAGAAGATCGGGCGGCAGGTCACGGTCCACATCAACCTGACCGCCGGGTCGACGACCACCTACGGCAGCGGCAACTACAACTGGCTGCTGCCGTTCGCTGCGGCCAACCAGGGCTGCAGCTACATCATGCAGGCCCACCTTCTCGGCACGGACCGATGGATGGGGCAGATGGTCATCTCCCCTGCGGCGACAACGACCAGCGCGTTCTTCAACCTGTCGACAACGAACACCCGCGTCGACTTCATGACCCCGAGCCGCCCTGAAACGTTCGCGAACGGCTCCCAGCTCCGCATCACCGGCACCTACGAATCCGCAACATGACGGGGACCGCCTACCAGCTGGCCTGGTACGGCTGCGACCTGCGTACCGGCGGCATCATCGAAGACCTGCCCTCACTCAAGCCGACGGGCACCCTCGGGCGGAAGCTGGGAGACTCGACCACCCTTCAGTTCGAGCTCACCCTGGCCGGCGCTGCATCGAACTGGGATGAGGCGACGACGCCAGGCGCCACCATGCTGGTCGCCGTCGACACCGCCACCGACACCCCGATCTGGGCCGGTTCGGCCCTGTCCCGCGAAGGCGGCAGCGCGCAGACCGTGCAGCTCGGCGCGGCCACCCTGGAGCGCTACCTCGACAGCCGTTTCCCGGGAACGCAAACCCTCATCGGCGTCGACCAAGCCTCCGTCATCAGCGCCCTTGCCACCCCGGCACTGACCGACGGGCCGCCCCTCGTCATCGACGCCCCGTCCACCGGGGTCGTCATGGACTACCTGACGCAGGACGGCGACGACAAGAGCATCCTGTCCTGCCTCCAGGAGATCATGGGCCTGGACGGGGGGCCCGAATGGACCATCGACGTTGAATGGAACGCCTCCCACAACGGTTTCCAGCTCCCCCTGCGCGCTCGCCCCAAAATTGGCGTGCAAGGCGCGACAGCGATCACCTTCGACTTCCCGGGCTGCGTCGCCTCGTACACCCTCGCCGAGTCTTACGAGGCCGGGAAGGGCGCCACCGTCGTCGTCGCCCGCGGCGAGGGCGAAGGATCATCCCGCCTCACTTCCGCCCCCTACGTGGCGACGACCCTGATTGCGGCGGGCTGGCCGCGCTGGGAGTACCGGTACTCCCCGGCTACCGGGCTCACCGACCCCGACCAGCTCAACTCCCACGCAGCCCAGTCGGCAGACCTGATGGCGCTGGGCGGGCAGGTGTGGAGCGTCGAGGCGGTCGCCTCCATCTCGCCGCGGCTGGGACGGGACTGGGTGCTAGGGGACACCATCCGCCTCGCCGTCGAAACATCGCCCCGACATCCGCAGGGCGCCGACATGACGGCCCGCTGCTGGTCCTGGGAGCTTGACCCGGGTGCCGACCGCGTCCGCCCGATCCTGGTGGAGGAAAGCTGATGCCCCGACAGCTCGACCAGCTGCCCTCCGATCCGACCACACTGGCGCGCAAGGTCGCCTCCCTGGAACGGCAGGTCAAGGAGCTGAGGGCGGCCCGGCGCATGACGGCCGCGAGCGTCGGCACCCTGCGCGTGTATGCGGACGACGGCACCACTTTGCTGGCGGAGCTGGGCCCGGAGGCTGGCGCCGACGGTGGCGGCGGGCTGTGGACACGTGGCGTGCAGGACCCGATCAACATGTCCGCCTACCTGTCCTCGGGGCGTCTCCAGTTCCGGCCCGTGGAAGACAATCGTGTCGCTGTCCCGGCGGGGATCACCTACGACTCGGACGCCTTCCAGTACACCGATCTCATCCTGACTTCCGGAAACGTTGCCCCGTCTGCCCATCGGGCCGTGCTCACTCTGGAGTCGACGTTCGAGGGCGGCAATCCCAACGTCTACGTGCAGGCCGAGAACGGCAACCAGTGCGACATGGACGTGCTCGGCGTCTTCACTGCCAGCAACATCGCCTACGGCCAGGTCAGCATCACCCCGTCGGCGGCGAATACGCCGACATCGGTGAACGTCACCGGGCTGACCCTGATGGGCTCCAGCTTCTACCCCCTGGTCACCGCGGCAACAACCGTTCCGGGCACCCAGGTCACCGGCGTCGGCGCCACCTCGGTCTCCTCCAGTGGCCTGACCGTGTGGGTCACCCGCACCAACACCACGGCGACCAACGTGAACTGGATGGTGATCGGGCTGTGAGCGTCGCATTCGAACCGGCGAAGTGGTACGAGGTGGCGGCCCGCGACGCCAACAAGGACTGCCGCAACGTCGGGGAAATCTTCACCCTCAACCCGGTCTGGTCGAACGACGGCATCCACGTTGGCGTGCAGTGCGGCGTCTGCGGCCAGCCCATGGAAATCCTCACCGCCGGGCTTCTCGAGCCGCAACCCGAGTTCTCGTGACGGGAGAGTCTGTGGTCACCTTCGCCGATCTCCCGCCCGTCTTCTACTCCGCGCATCGCGGCGGCGCCGGAGAGGCCCCAGAGAACACGATCGAGGCGCTCAGGGCATCCGCCCGCTGGGCTGACGTCCTCGACCTGGACACGCAGGTGCTCGGCGACGGCACACCCGTGCTCATGCACGACGTGACCGTCGACCGGACAACGAGCAGTGCCGGCCCGGTCACCGGCTACAACGCCGCCCAGTGGCAGATGCTGCGCTCCGACCCTGCAGCCTGGTTCGCCGCTGGCTGCCCGGCCCTGCCGGTGCCGACGGTGGAACAGGCGCTGGACGCGCTCGGCGGGCGCCGCCCGCTGACGGTGGAGGCGAAGAACGCGGCCGGAGTGCCCGAGCTGGCCGCGCTGATCCGCGACCGCAGCCTCGCCGAGTCGGTGCTCATCAACACCAACGACCCGGACGTCGTGAGCACGATCCGCGCGGAGGGCTGCCGCGCCCACCTGTGGCGCAGCGCCGCACAGATGGCCGGAGACGACCCCGCTACGTTCGTCGCGGCGGGCGCCGACGTCCTCGACGTCGACCAGGCCGCCACGGACGGGCTCATCGCCGAGGCCGTGGCGGCGAGCCCGCCGCTGGGCGTGTGGGCTCACACGCTCACCCGCCGCTCCCAGCGTGATCGTGCGATCGGTCTCGGCTGCCGCGGCATCGTCACCGACTACCCGGGCTACGTCACGGGCCTGGCGCCGACCCGGAGCAGCGACAGCCTCACCGCAGGCTGGGGCTACGGCTACGTACCGTCCGGGACCGCGCCCAGGCCTAAGCTCCTGGCCGGCGGGGTGCTGCACTTCGACTGGCTGACCGATACGCAGGTGCTGCTGCTCGGCGAGCTGTCGCCGGTCGCGATGGGGACGTTCACCGTCGAGGCGAAGTTCTCGCTCTCGAGCGCCACGTCACGGCCCTGGTTCGGACTGCATCTCGGCATGGACGACGCGAGCGCCGTTCTCAAGTCGACCGCCATCACCCACGACGGCTACACCTGCCAGTTCACCGGCGGCGGAAACCTGACGATCTACCGGGACGACGTCGCCTCCGGAACGTCGACCAAGCTCGTCTCCGTCGCGGCGGGCGGCACGTTCACGGCAGACACCGCCTACACGCTGCGGGTAACCGTTTCTCCCGCGCAGATCCGCATCTGCGTGCCCGAGCTGTCGACCGCCGTAGCCGTCGCCACCGACAGCACGCACCGCGGCCCGATGTTCCTGTACCTCGGACGGGCCGCCTCCACCGCTGGCGTCACCGCCAAGGCGTGGGACATCACCGCCGCCTGACCCCGAACCCGGCCCCGAGCCGGGGACTTCTTCACGCCCTGGAGCACCATGCCCAGACCCACCCGCAAGTATGGCCGCCGCGCCCCGAAGCAGGCCCCGGCGCTCCGCTTTGCCCGGTTCTTCACCGGTACAACTCCAGCACATCCGGCCGCGGCCGACTACCTCGCCCGACTCGCCGCATGGCAGATGCTCGGGAATGACCAGGCCGGGGACTGCGTGGCCGTCACGTGGGCGAATGTCCGCCGCCTCATGTCGTTCATCGCAGGCGCCGAGAAGTACCCGTCCCAGGCTGACGTGTGGGCCGTCTATAAGACGCAGAACCCGCACTTCGACCCGGACGGCGACCCCGGCGTTAACGGGCCCGGCTCGAGCGCCGACGGTGGCATGGACATTCAGACGCTGCTGGAGCACCTCCACAAGCACGGCGGCCCAGACGGCAAGAAGGTTCTCGCCTTCGCCAAGGTCGACCCCACCTCCCCGGACGAGGTCAAAGCCGCCATCTCTATCTTCGGGTTCGTGTGGACGGGCATCGTCGTCCAGGACGCCAACATGGACGACTTCGACTCCGGCCGCCCATGGGACTACCACCGCTCCAGCCCGGACGACGGAGGCCACTCCGTCATCACCGGCGGCTACGGAGCCCCCGGAAACGGTCCGCTGGGCGGCGACGAACGGTTCATCACCTGGGCCGAGGAGACCTCCTTCACCGATCGGTACTGGTCGCGGAAGGTCGAAGAGGCCTGGGTCGCCATCTTCGAGGAGCACCTCGAACATCCCGCCTTCCAAGAGGGCGTCGACCTGGCGGCGATGGCCGCCGACTATTCGGCCCTGACTCACGGGAAGCCGTTCCCGATCGTCACCCCTCCGAGCCCCACACCGGCGCCTTCCCCTCCTCCGTCGCCCACTCCTGCTCCGGATCCTCGACTGGCTCAGGCGGCTGTTCTGGCCGGCCAGTTGAACGATCTGATGCAGCCGTGGGCGCCCAACAGCAAGAACCGGAGCGACCATGCCTGAACTGTGGATGCCTGGCGCGACCAGACTCGACGTCGGCGACCATGCGCCGCCCGATGGTGGTCCTGCGAAGGCGATCGCCCACATCACGTGGGACGAGAACGCGACCGCGGCCAAGCCCGTCGACCTGGTCCCGTACACGAGCCTGCGGTCGTACTTCGCGGGCGGCGGGGCCGGGGTGGCCCCGCACATCCTGTGGGATCCGTTCGAGGGGCACTTCACCCAGTTCGTGCCCGCCAACTCCCGCTCCAAGAGCCTCGTCGACAAGGCTGGCGGCACCCGCACGAACCGCGCGGGGAGCGTGGTGATCCAGATCGAGGCGCTGTTTTTCCCGTACTGCCGGGTCGGGAAGACCGTGTACGCCAAGCTCGCCGACACCCCGTGCAAGGGCTGGGCGGATCTGCACGCCTGGGTGAAGTCCTGGGGCGTCGCCGATGCCTGGCCGAACGGGCGCCCCGAGAACTGCACCCGCAGCGAGAAGACGTGGGAAACCAGGAGCGGCTGGTTCCCGCACAAGGGCGTCCCCGAGAACGACCACACAGACCCGCTGTCCTGGCCTGCATTCCCGGCTTCGCCGACGCCGAGCACGCCGCCGCTCTACGAGCCGTTCCCCCGCTCCGGTTTCTTCACGACCGGCCGCCGCAGCCCGATCATCGCTGCGATGCACAAGCGTCTCGTCGCCGTCGGCTGCGACCACTATCAGTCGTCGACCAACATCGACGTGTGGGGGAGTGGCGATAAGCGCTCCTACCAGGCGTGGCAGCTCAAGCTGTACCCCGGTGCCAGCACTGCCCCAGGGGGACCGGCGGACGGCGTTCCGGGCAAGACCAGTTGGGACAAGCTGAAGGTGCCGAACACGTGACCGCCCTGGACTACGACCTGGAGTTCCTGGAGGACGGCCGCACCATCGAGCTGATCTCGATCGGCATGGTGTGCGATGACGGTCGCGAGTACTACGCCGTCAACCGGGACATGCCCGTGCGGAAGATCCGCAAGCACAAGTGGCTGATGGAGAACGTCGTCCCAAGCCTGCCGAAAGGGCACGGGGACCGGCGCAATCACGTGCCGAAGTCCTGGCTGTTCGACTATGCAGACCCGGTCGTGAAGCCCCGAAAGCGGATCGCCGACGACGTCATGGACTTCATCCGCGCCGCCGGACCCGGCGTGCAGCTCTGGGCGAACTACGGCGCATACGACCATGTCGCGCTCGCCCAGCTCTGGGGCCGCATGATCGACCTGCCGGAGGGTGTGCCGATGTTCACGAACGACATCCAGCAGGAGCGCGCCCGGCTCGGTATCCCGTGGGACGCCTTGCCCAAGCAGGAGTCCGGCGAACACAACGCGCTCGCGGACGCCCGTCACAACCAGACCGTCCGGCGCTGGCTCGCCGAACGCGCACAGAAGTGAGACCACGATGAACGTCAACCTCGACTCCGCCTACTGGCTGGGCCTCGCCATCAGCGTCGTCCTTCCGGTGCTGGTCGGCCTCGTCACCACCCGCGTCACCCACGCCGGAACCAAGGCCGTCCTGCTCCTTGCGCTCACCGCGGCGAACGGATTCCTCGTCGAACTCGCCGGCCCGCATCCCGACGGCTGGGACCTCGGCACTGCCATCGTTCTGACGCTCGTCAGCTTCGGTACGGCCGTGCTCTCCCACTTCGGCCTGTGGAAGCCGACCGGAATCTCCGGCAAGGCGCAGGACAGTCTCGTGACTGCCCGCAGCACCCCTCAGGGCGTGTAGATGCCGCGCCGTATCGTCCGGCGGCTGTGCCGCCTCCTCGGCCGCCGCGGCGCGATCCTTCTCAGCTACGGAGTGGTGTGGGCGATCGTCGGCTACGGGCAGATCACCTCCCCAGCACCCGACCTGCGCGGACTGCGGCTGCTGCTTCAGATGATGCCGCTCGACGTATGGGGTTGGATCTGGGTCGCCTCCGGACTCATCGCGATCATCTCGGCATGGCTGCCCCAGGAGAGAGACTGGCCAGGGTTCCTGGCGCTGCCCCTGATGGTGCTGCCGTGGGCGGCGTCCTACCTCCTCGCCTGGATCCTCGGGGATTTTCCGCGCGGCTGGGTCGCAGCAGTGGTGTGGGGGGCGATCGCAGCGCCCGTGTTGGTTGCCGCCGGATGGCGGGAACCGCCCCGGCCCAAGAGACTTGAGAGCATCCCATGACGGTGGACACCTGGATTCAGGCCGGGCTGGCACTGGTAGGCGCGGGGGGTGGCGTCGTGGCCGCCCGGTCGGCGCGCCGGACGAAGCGCCAAGAGCGCCGCGACGACTTCACTGCCGTCACTGAGCAGCAGGGCAAGCAGATTGAGCGGCTGGAGAAGCGGGTCGCCCTGCGCGAGCGGGAAGCCGAACAGCTCGGCCAGAGGCTCACCGATCAAGACGAGGCGATCAACTGGCTTCGGGGGCGGCTGCGGGATCTCGTCGGTGCTTTCCGGATTCGCGGGGAAGAGCCGCCTCCCGCCCGGCCCATCCCGGAGCGCGCGGCCCGAATCCTCAATGGCTTCGACGTGTGAGAACTGGAGTGCGAATGCCTGAACCGCCTGCCGCCCGCGCCCCGCGCCGCGACGACACCGCCGCCGACATGACGAGCCTCGTCGCTCTCGGCCGCGCCGACGAACAACCCGTACCCGCCCCGTCGATCAGCCCGTTCCTCGAACCCGACCTGCCGCCCGCAGACGACGCGGGTGCCGAGTGAGCTTCGCCGCGTGGATCGACAAGCACGGCGACCCGGCGGCGAACGGCAGTTGGGGAGGACGCAAGGTTCCTTGGTCTGACTGCTGTCGCGCCCCTATCGGGGATGGCGCCGACGCCTGGCTCGCGCACCTCAACACGGAACACGCGCCAGGCGACCGGGCTGGCGGGCAATTCCTCGTCACCTGGTATCGCTCCACGCTCGAACCCGATCCGCCACCCACGCTCGCCGACGGGAAGTGAGGCCGATGGCGCGCATGCTCAGCCGGATGCACCCGTCCTTCTGCCCCTCATGCCGTTGCGGCCCGGCAGGAGTGGACTGCCCGGACTCGGCCGCCGACAAGAAGGCGCAGCGATCCCGAGAGAAGCGAGAGTGGCGCCGATCCCTGGCGCGAGACCTACCACTGCCGTCCGCCGACGAGACCGACTGACCCCCGCCAGTCCACTCGCCAGAGAGGGGGTGAGCCCATGCTGCATCTCGCCCTCGACCTGTACGTCAGCCTCAGCGCCTGCCTCGGACTCTGAGCCGGACACGACGCCGCCTCCGTTCCTCTCGCTGCCTGATGGCGGCGGGGGGAGCGGGGGCGGCTTCGTCGTGCGGCTACAGTTCGGGGAGGTCCCCGCCTGGTAACGACAGGCGGGGACCGCTCACTTGGTGGTGGGGCTGGCGATTGCAACCCAGTCCGTGTTGGGCGTGACGCGGTGCAGCCGTTCAGCAGGGATCCGGCAGCCTCCCATGCCGTTCGCTTTCCGCATGTGGTCCCAGAGGCTGTCTCGCTGGCTACTGGTCTCGCAGGGGATGATCCCTCCGTCCTCGCATCGGATGCCGAAGAGTCGCTCGTTGCCTTCCATGGTCGCCCTCACTTCTCGTCGATTCGATCGGGATGCTGTCGTTCCTGTTCCTGCCAGTCGACGCGCAGGTTCCGCAGTTCGTCGCAGATGCCGTCGTACACGGACTTGGCGCGGATGTACGTCTTCTTCGCGTCCTCGGCGTCGGCTTCCAGGCGGCGGCGCTTCTCCTCGCACTCCTCGCGGGTCACGACTGAACATCCTCGGCGCGCATGGTCTCGAAGTGCCACCAGCGGCCGTCTTCCCACTGCATGACCTTGGCGGTGTCCGCGCCGGACCCGAGGGCCATGCGCACATGCTCGAAGGCCTTCGCCTCGCTGGTGTGGTCGACCTCGACGAGCTGGACGCCGTTCTGGGTGAGGATCACGCGCCACGGCTTACGCGGCTTCGTCGGCATCGTCAGGCCCCCTCGCTGGGCGCTTGCCCGTCTGTGTTTGTGATGGCGGTGCGGAAGATGTCGAGCAGTTCGTCGGGCATGCGGTACCCGGCGACCTTTCCGAAGCCCGGCCCTTGCGCCAGGATCGGCAGCGCCATCCCGTCCGGCCAGTCTCCGCCCGCAGCGCCGCTGTGGAGCGCCTTGGTGAGCGCGCCGCTGTGTCCGCGCAGGCTGGTGGTGGCTTCGTCGCGGAGGTCGTCGGCCGACACGTAACCGCCTCGGGCAACGGCCGCGCGGACGATGCGGCGAGCCTTGGGCGGGAGGCGCAGGTAGTAGGTCTCTGCGCGCGGCACCGTCCAGGTTGCGTCGACTTCGATGCTGCCCGAGTAGTCGGCGAGTAGGGCGAGTAGCCGGTCCTGAAAGTCTCCGGTGGGCTCGTCCACTGTGATCGTGATTCTCAACTGGCCTCCCGTTGTAATGAACCTGAGTGAATGTCAGGTAGACGAGTCGACCGTACCGGTGTGCCGACACCTCTGTCTAGCCTTTACGCAGGTTCACGTAAACGAGATGGTGGTAGCGCGTAACGTCGGGTGAAGTGCGGGCCGTTGGGTGAATCAGGCTGTTCATCAATCGGTCGATAGATGAAACGGCCCGTCGTGAGGCGTAGTTCAGGCGTAGATGCCCGCGATCCTTTCATCAAAGGGTTCAACAACCGGTAGCGTTCAACTACCCACCCCACACCCTTAGATGAAACGAGGCTGCATGGCGCTAGTCGGACTCGTTCGCGTATCCACCGACAAGCAGAACGTCGACCGCCAGCACGACGCGCTCGGCCCGATCTGCGTCAAGGTCTTCGAAGAGAAGGTCTCCGGCAAGCTCGCGGTTGCCGAACGGCCCGGCCTCAGCGCCGCGCTCGTGTACCTCCGAGACGGTGACATGCTCTGCGTCCAGGAAGTCGACCGGCTCGGCCGCGACACCCTCACCGGTCTGATGACCCTCGCCGAACTCTTCGAACGCGACATCGCCGTCAAGGTGCTCGACGGAGTCGGCGCCGGCGAGCACAAGGAGATGAACCTTCTGCTCGAGCTGGCCCTCGTGCTCGCCTCGGAGCGACGCCGGGACATCGTGAAGAAGACGAAGAACGGCCTCGAGGCCGCTCGCGCTCGAGGACGAGTAGGCGGACGGCGGCCTGTCATGACCGAAGCGCTCGTCGTTCAGGCCGTCGCCCTGCGCATGAAGGGGTACAGCCTCAAGCAGATCCAGCCCCACCTCCGGATCGGCGAGGGCAAGAGCAAGGGCAAGAACCCCAGCATCGGCGCCATCTCGCAAGCCCTCCGCGACTACGACGAAGCGAAGGGCGCGTCAGCGTGACCGCGGAGCCCGTCTGCACGGCAACGACCGTGTCCGGTCGTCCATGCAAGGCGCAGGCCAGTCGCTGGCCGCGTGACGTCGACGGCAACCCGCAGCTCTGCGGCAGGCACCTACCCGTACCCCTGCGCGAGATACGCGACGCAGGCTTCACCGAACTGGAGCGGCGCCGCGTCGAGCGACTGGACGCCCGCACCCCGGATTGCTGGTCCTGGCCGGTGGTCGAGCTGAACGACAGAGGCGATGAGTGGGCACTCCTAATGATGTTCAGAGACTGGCACTTTGGACGCTGCGCAGTCTGCAGCTACCGCGCACCTCGGCTCGTGGAGGACCACGACCACGACTCTGGCCTCGTCCGAGGCCTGCTGTGCCCCAGCTGCAACGGCCTCGAACCTTACGACGATGGCCTCTTCGGGAAGTACCGCGAACGCTCCCCGGCCCAGATACTTGGCGTGCGCCTGCGCTACTCGAATCCGTTCCACGGATGGGCGCAACCTCGCGACACGATCCCGCGCCAGCTCGACAATCATCCCGCCTACCGACTGGCCGCGAAGCTCGCCGCACGGTTGGCGACCGAACAGGAGGGGCCCGTGTCATGACGCATCGAGCCCGGCCGCGCGTGCAATTCGTTACCGGCGGACCATCCGCGGCGGAGCGCAGAAGCCAGGGGAAGAGCCGACCGGCGTCTCGGAAGAAGCTTCCGAAGCAGCAGCGGGCCGCGCTCGCGCAACTGGATGCCAGCATCTCAGGCCTGAAGACCGCGCTCCGGCACAAGCAGATACCCCTGGCTCGGCAGCTGCGGGCGGCGGCGTGGGACCAGGCCGATCTGTTGCCGCCACATTTGACTTGGGAGCAGCGCCAGTCCCTATTCCAGTGCAAGCAGAAGCTGCGGGCACTGGAGCAGCAGGCCGGCGGCAGCCGCCCGAGCGGGAAGCCATCCGCCCAAGGTCGGGCTCAACGTCAGAGGAAGTCGCCACCGAAGCCCGCACCTCCGGCGAAAGCGGCCGTCTCTGAGCCTCCACACGTATGGGTTCGTCCGCCAGAGGCAGACCGCATCCAGGCTCGACGCAAGGCTGCCGCGGCCCGCCTGAAGGCCAAGGTGGAGAAGGAGCGTAAGGAAGCAGCGGCTGCCAGAAGGGTCGCTGCCGCTATCAAGGCTGCGGGCAAGTCCAACAAGAAGGAGCCCCGTGTCGTCCGGGTCAGCTCCAGCGTGCGAACGGTGTCGGGCGGCTTGCCCACTCTCGGGAAGAAACGCTGAGCTCTCCGCGGCGAGCTCCGACGGCCGCCACATGGACATCGCCTTGCGGCCCATCCTCCGTCACTGAGGACGGGCCGTTCATGCGTCGGGCTGGGAGGATGCGGCCATGAGCGAGAAGCGTCCGTGGCGTCGAGCAGAGTTCACCAAGGGGCCCGATCCCGACTTCGATTTTGCCGACGCCGGCGACGACGAGGTGCGCGCCTACTGCCTTGAGCGCTCGCGTTCCTTCCTCGCCCGGGCGGAGGCGACCGATTCGGCGATCCCCAGCGGTCGCCAGCTGGAGATCGCCGCACAGTACGCGATGATCGCGCAGGCTTTCCGGCCCGGTCCGGTCGAGACGTAAGAGCCGCGAGGTCATAGTGAGCGCGCACCCTCTCGCCCGCATGCGGGTGGTTGCATCCGGTCATAGCCTGGCCTTCTCGGGGCACGTCGCGGAGGTTTCCCATGCCCCGAACCGTCTGGTCAGGCGCCATCAGCTTCGGCCTCGTCAGCGTTCCGATCCATGTCGTGAGCGCTACGGAGGATCACAGCATCCGCTTCCACCAGGTACACGTGGAGGACATGGGGCGTGTCCGCGTCCGGAAGTACTGCGAGCTGGAGGACCGCGAGGTCACGGCGGGGGAGATCGGGAAGGGCTTCCAGTACGGCAAGGACACGATCATCCCGATCTCTGATGAGGAACTCCGCGAGATGCCGCTGCCCACTGCGAAGGCCATCGAGTTGGTGGCGTTCATGCCGGCCGAGAGCATCGATCCGATCCGGGTGGGGGACGGCTACTACTTGCAGCCGGATGGGCAGGTGGCGGCGAAGCCGTACACGCTGCTGCGGATGGCGCTGGAGCGGAACGCGAAGGTTGGCGTCGCGAAGTATGCGTGGTCAGGGCGTGAACGGCTGGGGCTGCTACGGGTCCGCGACAACGTGATCGTCCTGCATGCCATGCGGTGGGACGACGAGATCCGCGACCCCGCCGAATTGCTCCCGGAAGCTGTCGAGCTCACCGACGGCGAGATCGCCGAGGCGCAGCATCTCATCGACCGCCTGTCCCGCGACGACCTCGAGGGCCCCGACTTTGAGGACCACTACACGGACGCGGTCGCCGAGGTCATCAAGGCGAAGCGGGAAGGCATCGAGCCGCCGGAGAGGCCCGAGCAGGAGGCGCCGGGCGGGAAGGTCGTCGACCTGATGGCCGCGCTGAAGGAGTCGGTGGCCAAGGCGAAGGCGTCGCGGGGCGAAGAGGCCACCGTCCACGACCTGCCGAAGAAGAAGACGGCGGCGAAGAGGCAGCCGGCCAAGAAGGCGGCAGCCAAGAAGAGTGCGAAGAAGGCGACGGGCCGGAAGCCTCAGAGCGCCTGAGGTCGGGCTACCCGTCGACGTATCCGAGCTCCGTATCTGCCCGGCAGTGGCTGCAGGCGGGTACGCCGTCGGCGAGCGCCCGGAGTGCGGCGGCCCGGTCGATGCCGCGGCTGCGTTTCCCGGCGTCCCAACATCCGCCGACGTGGATGGCCACCGCGGGCGCATCCCGGTTGAGGCCGCGCTCGATGAGCCAGTCGGGCTGGGGCGGCCGGGCCTGCTCGCCGCGCCGACGGTCTGCCTGCCGTCGCTCCTCGTCCGCGATCCACCTGCGGGTGCGCTCGAGGTCGGCTTCCTGGACTCTCTTGAGAAAGAGGAGCTGGGCGAGGCGCGAGGCAGACTGGTCGTTCACGTGTTCGATTCTAGGCGCTAGGCTGCCACCCGCATCCCCAGGGGTAGAGAGGACCGCATGGACGCCGACCTGCTGCGGTCCCTCGCCGTCGACCCGGCCGCTCTCGACCGGGCGCCCGCGCGGCTGCGGGCGGCGGCGGCCCGCGAGCGCTTCGGCCGGCCCTGCTCCGTGTGCGGCGCCCCGGCCCGCGCGACCACGATCGTCGCTCTATCCGAGGGCTGCTGCTGGCTGGACACCTGCCGGGACCACATGCTCGCCGTGGCCCGACTACGCCCGAGCCGGATGCCGTCGACGGTGGAGGGCATCGCCGCCGACCTGCGCGCGGCTGCGGTCGAGACGGGCGTGGACCTGACGATCCTCACCAGCGACGGCATGGCAGGCTGACCTGATGGACGACCA